TCTTCCATAGAAAACTTAGTTAATCCGTGGAGCGATCCTTTGGACCCTTTGCCATCGACAGTACCGCTAATATCGTAACTATCACACCCAAACGCGCCAATATGATCATTCCCTGGGAACTTAATACCATTTTTTATTATTTGTTTATTCTGTAAATAAGCTGGTGGCACCCAGCTAACTTTAAACCTCCCACTTGGATCTGGGTGGAAAACCACCTGTGAATCCTTAATACCGTTAACCCATCCAAAGCTTCCAGTAGTAGTGTGAGCAGCGTGTCTACTACCTTCGTTGTAATCTATCTGCTCATATATCTTCATTAAATTAAAGATACTGTTTTTACTTTCATCTCTAAAAGCGTGCTCAGTAGTTCTAGGGAATTGACGGTAGAATTCATTTAAAGCATCTTGATCATCCTTTAAACCGTCCACCTCATTCTCCCAACTATCTACAACGCCTATGTCTATTAGTTCACCGTCTGGTCCCAGTCGTTCTCCATCACGTGGATTATCAAAGACTGGAAATCCGAATCTGTCAATAAATCCTTCATAGTTCCATTCCATTGGGATAAAGAGAGAATAAAGCCCAGACTTTGTTTGTCCATTACGATTTCGTTTTGTAACATCTGAATCATTATATAGTTTTTTAAAGTTACTACCTCCCTTGTCCAACGCGTTTGAAGTGGAACCCATAAGGCATTTCCCTACGATTCTACTTCCAAGTCTCAAGCAAGTTTTTGTTACTCGCCAGTTATTTAGTATATTATCAGGTCTCTCCCACTTACCACTCTCATCGTGTACTAACAGACTTAACTTTTCACCGTCATAGCTGTTGTCTCCAGTATTTTTCCAGTCGATCGTTGTGTCAAGACCAGCTAACTCCTCTAGCTTCTCATTACTCTGAATTTTCTTACGAGTAAACTTTGTAGAAGGAACCCGATATGCTAACTCAGATTTTGGACGATCCATACCATCCTGTATAGGTTTAAAGAAGAAAGGGTAATTAATTGATATAGGTACCACTTTATCTGTAAACATTTTCTTCGCATCGGCACCAGACTTAGACAAGATCCCATATCTACTATCACTCGATATAGTGGCTAAGTTAACTGTTTCTGCAGAGGACATAAAAGAAAAACCTGAACGACGGTTCTTAAGGTAGCACATTCCATAGCATCTCTTATCTGCCTTGCAGGCTTCCCAGAATATAAAGAATAGTCTATTAGCCTCTCTAAAGTCTGGTGCACCCACGTCGATTTTACTCCATTGAAGATACATATAGTGACTACCGGTTATGTACGTCGGTTTACCGTTATTGGTAAACCAAAAACCTTCATCCCTACGTCTAAACTCTTCGTCTATATAGTCATGCCACTTCTCTTTTTGTTCGTCCGGATAGGTTCTCCAGTCGAATATAGTTTTTAAACGGCTTAACTCCTTAGGTTGCTCTATCTTACCCCACTTATTGTCTTTATGCTTGAACACTTTAGTGGGTTTAGGTAGAGCTATCTTAAAACCTTGTATGTCATATATTTCACCTATAACACCAGTTTTAGATAAAACCACTATATCGTGGTCTTTATCGTAACCATACTTCCACTTCTTACCTCTATTTAATCTTGTAAGAGTGGTTTTCTTTATAGGCTCTATTATTTTTAATAATGTCTGCTCGTACATTACTTAGATCTTCCTTCAGCAAAACCCTTAAAGACATTAGCTTTCTTTTCCTCAGGCTCTCGACCCTCAAGCAAATTCTCTTCTTCTTGGATTCTGGTTAATATCTCAAAGGCGTCGAAGATAGCCAGCTTTTTTGTAGCGGCAGCGTTCTTGAGTCTATCTGCAGTGATATCATCACCTGAATCAACGATAGCCTCTTTCGCCACCTTGATTAACTCCTCAACTGCTATCTGTCCAGCTTGGATTATACTCTTCTTCGTCTCCTTGATGTTCATATTTAATTGTAATAAAATTAGATAATACTCTGTATAGTTTTTGACCGTCTACAATAAACTCGAATTCACTGCTAGGTCTAAAACCAATTAGATCACCCTCTTCTACTGTACCATCAGTATACTTGACAACACCAATTAAAGGTCTCTCTGTTTCAGTGTCAAATTCATCTATAGACTGAAGAGGTTGAACAAAACAATATCCCTTAGGACAAGTCCAATCGCCACCCTCTCTTTTATATAAGTATATTTGATCTCTCTCTACTAGATACTTACCTTCTTCAAGGAAGGATCTACTGTTTCTTTCTTTACCTTTTACATCATGCCATCTTCTAAAGACGTTATGGTGCAAAGTAACTATATCCCCCGTGCGAGGATTTAAAGGAGCTCCAGCTCGAGGTACAGATAAAATCCGCGCCTCTCTGTTTACGTACTGATGATTGTATATCTCAGTATTTAATATTAACTCCTTGTCTCCAACTTTCGTGCTATTGTTATATCTATCACCTAAAGGCTCAACAATATAGTTGTAGACTGAATCCATCAGTACTCAAGATTGTATTCTACCGAGATAGCCATGTTCTTATTAAAATCCTTCCAAGGTATAACCGCTTTATCTTTACGTATATAGATAGAGTACTTATCATCCTCCTCTAATATATCACAAATAGTATGACCGCCATACACTTCTTGCCCTACGGCATAGTGCATGGAGTCATTCTTGTAGTCTTTACCTATCGTGATCTTACGAATCAGATGGCTCATCTTTCTTGTAATTTATAGTTCCGTCTTGAATATTGATATCGTAAGTGCCATATTCCTTTTCAAACTCACTCTGCATAGCGGTTAGTTGCTCTTGTATTGAGGATATATCATGAAGTAGTTTATGCTTCCTAGTCTCCATAATACCTAGATCCATTTGACCTCGGTTCATCATGTTTATAATCTGTTGAACCTTTTGCAACTGCTCGTCAGAGATCTTCTCTGGCTTCAAGTCTATTACTTTTTCTTTTTTCTTTTTACCCATAATTAAATTAAATTAAATTAAACTGTTATTTATTCTGCCGCGGTGAACAATTCACCTGCAACCAGTGTTTGTGCTTCTGCCTTTGTTAACACAGAGTTATTCGGGTACGCAAGTCCGCTACCTAAAGCTATAATAGCTGATAGCTCTCCTGTACGTAAACTAAACTCTCCTTTGACTATAATCAAGTTTCCGTCTAGACTCTCTCTAGGAGCTCCTAGCTTGCCTTTAAACGCAGCTTCTTTCCAAGTTGGCGTATAAGCCGTTGTAGTCTTTACAGTCTCTCCATCTGCTTCGTACGTATAGTTATTCCAACCAAGTTTAGGTTGTAACACGCTAGGTACCGCGGCTTCGTAATCCGCTTTCCTTAAACATACATATAATTCGTAATGTGCCATTCTATTTAGTTTCTGTGACTACCTTTTGTAGCTTTGTAATTTCTTAGTACTTCTGTAGCGGATAGAGCTTTATTGTATATTAACACCCCATCAACCTGACCAGATGTTGCTGGATAGTTATTAGCTTCTCCAGTTACTCCTATGCTTCCTACTCTCACGTAAGCAGTGTCGTTCGTAGGTATAGCCGCTGTACAAGTTGTGTTTCCATCCGCTACCCCGTTTTTGTATAAAATTAAAGCTCCACTACTACCACCGGCATACGTTAACGCTAAGTGAACCCAATCGCCAGCTACAGCTGCGTCTCCAGTGTCTATATTACCTCCGTTTATTCCACCTCCATAATTACCATTGCCAAAAAGCCCTATCCAAAAAGATTTGTTTGCGGCATGATCACCCATTGTTACAAAGCCTTCAAAGGTGCTACCCACTCTCTTTGGTTTTATCCACGCTGATAACGTCATCGCGTTTGAGCCGGTTACTGGAGAAGTTGACTTTTGAACGTGAGAAACGTCTCCATCGTCAGGTTTATTAAAACTACTCGTATTCCTAGATTTATTCATAATAAACCCTTGCGAGCATCTAGATCCGTCTACACCTTGTGGGATTAAGAGGGTTTCGGTTATATTGTTTACAGTGCCGTTATTCGAGTTATCCGATAAATCTGTCCAAGTAGACAAACCGTTATTTCTCCAATAACCCTTTAAGTCACTAGCTGCTGAAACGTATGAAGAATGTAGCGTAGCATCTAACGCTTTACCTTCGTTATATAATTCCAAAACTTCAGTCGCTGTTAGAGTGTTAGTCCAAAGAGACGCTTCCGTTATGCAACCGCCAAACGTTTTGGAGCCGCTACTTGTATTTCCTATGTAAAGTGTGGAAGCTGCATCATTACTAATAGTGCCTGATCCAGCCACTACAGTTGCATCTCGCAACACGCCATTAACGTATATTTTTGCCACAGTGCTAGGTGAGCTTTTATCATACGTTATAGCAATATGATTCCACTCACCAAGTTGAATGTTGTGGTTGTCTATTGTGGTTGTATGATTCGCAGTATCACGCCCATGCTCAAACCTGATTTTACAAGCATCTCCTGATAAAGTAATAAGATGAATATGCCAAAAGGTTTTATCGAAGACTCTACCTTTATCTCCTTCTCCCATAGAGTTTGGGAAAATCCACGCACTAGCAGTACCTCCACCTACCCACACATTGTCTATGGAAGCGCCACTGGTGCAGTTAATCGAGTAATCTGTGCTACCACCTGGATCAACACCTGGAAACCAAGCAAGTTCGTTATACGACTGCAAAGCCGGTTGTGCGATGTCTAACTGCTGATCTGCGTCTGTCCAACCTGAGGCTACACCGACTTCTTTGAGGCTAATATCATCTACAAATATCTCAGCGGCATGGTTGTTCTCGGTTCTAAACATAAAGTAATAATCACCACTAGCGCCAGCTGTAAATGTATGAGAAACGTCTGTGTTAGAAGTTGCGTTTAACGCTGTTTCTGTAAAACCAGGTAAAACTCCACCTGTGGGTGAATTATCATCACTTATTTTTGCGAAAATATCAGGTGTACCTACAACCCTATACGTATATGTTAACCTGTATGTTCTTCCTGCTACAAAAGTTATAGCGGTGTTCCACCTAACCCCTGTGTGACCCGCGTCAGTGGCTGATTGAGCCCAATGTAAATCTCCGCTACCAGTGATAGGTGACGATGTGTTGCGTTCAAAAGTAGTGCCGGATATATCAACCCATCCTGAAGTGTCTGTTTCAAAAGTTCCATTAGTAACTGACTCATCCCCAAAAAACACCGTTGTCGCGTGGTGTTTGTTGTTGATGGGATATATCGCTATATCTTTAATCCACACTACATCATCTGTGCCCATGTTATTGAACCGGATGGAATTATCTGTGGCATGTGAAGCTACAAAATAACCTTCATAGCTACTGAAAGTTGTTGGATCATCAGGGATATTTGAGGCAATATAAGTCTCGGGTCCATTAATAAGAACGTCTATAGTGGTGCCACCTTCCGCCTTTGCTTTAAATGTAATTTTGTATGTCGCACCTACAGTTAAATCTTCACTTAAGTCTTTACTATCTCTAAGCTCGATTTTTGCCCCTGTATTGACATTTGAATAGGCAACCTTTACAGCACCATTATCAGTTGCTATAGTATTAGACCCCAGTGCTGTCCAATTAGTAATATCACCTTGAGTACCATCCCATATATTACGAACTAACCCAGTGTTCGCCCCATCTAAAACATATGATTGCTGGCCTCTATGACCATCTTGCATCGGGTACCAAACCTTAAGGTTACTCTCGGTTAAAGCTGTACCTGAAGCGTTTAACGCTAAAGATTCTGGGTTGGCGAAGTCGTAGGCGGCATCGTCTGCGGACCAGGTAGCATCCCAAACTTGACCATCGGACATCATACCCATGAAATGCCCTGCTCGATTACCTTCGGAGGTATAAGGGCACCCCCAACCTGAAAATTCCATAGTGGTATTATCGAAGTTATCATCCGCATCGTCATTAGCTTGATTAGCCTCTATAGTTCCATAAACAATGCCGTTAGCATATGCCGTTAACTTTGTACCATCAGTGGTTATAGCAATTCTATACCACGTATCCTCGTTTAAAGACGTGCTTGAGAACGTATAATAATCCGCGCTATTATCTCTAAACCTTAGTATATTGCTTGAGTGATTAAACGTTAGATGATTCTGAGTCGTCGAGTCGTGGCCAATAAAGTGATCCTCGCCATCTCCAGCGCTGTCAAAATACATCCAACAAGCAAAAGTCCAGGAAACTCCGTTGGCGAAACTATTAACCCCAGTCAAACTGGCTCCTCCATTATTCTGGAAGTAATCCGTAACCCCATCGAACTCTAACGCTCGACCAGAGTATATCTTACCGTGGTTGTTATTACCTGAGGTGTCTAACGCCCTAGGTTTTTTAGGAAACTCTATATTTTGTATTGTTGCTGCCATTATGCTAAAGTTCCGTGATTAGATCCATGGTTATCATTCGCATCAGAACTAAGATTCCACCAACTTACTAAATCCTCCTTCTCGCTAGCGGATAACGCCGCGTAGTCTTTGTGCATGATAGATTTGACTTGAGCTTGGGTTAGTACTTCATCCCATATACCTACGTTACATATATAACCTGGGAAAGCGTAATTCGTTGTAGTAACGACTCCACCACCTATCCTTGCGTTAGCTGTTATAGATATAGTACCTCCTGTCGCAGATACTGGAGTTAGTAAAACACCATTTTCATATAATTTAATCCCTTGGCTACTTGGGTTGGAGCTATCATAAGTAAAACAAAAGTGATTCCATTTGTTTAACGCTAGACCAGCTGTTCCGTTCACAAGTACACCATTCGCTCTAATTATAGCTTTTTCGCTGGTATCTACGTAAAAAAGAAAACCATCTGCACCACTATCTCTTGCTTCGTAAATAGTTTTAACATGGGTGGTATCTGAATTCACATAAACCCAAGCGCTTACAGTTATCGTTGAGTAACTAAAAGGACTTGGTAGGTCGATTTTGTCATC